CTCTTCCGATCTTTGGGCTACACCTGCCCCTCTTTTACACGGGGCAGTCAAGCAGTTTCGTATAAAATAACAAACGGGGGAACTCCAGCACTCGGCCATGACACGCAAACTCAGCAACCTCGAAATTGGCGCAGCGCTCGGCATCACGGCGCAACGCGTGAGCGTGCTCAAACGCGAAGGCATGCCGACGGACTCGGTCGAAGCCGCCCAGGCATGGCGTGCCACGCGAGACGAGGTCCGCCGTGCTCAGGCGCCGAAGGCCGCGCCGGCGCAGCTCGACGACGGGACGTTGGCCGACACGATCGGCGAACACCGGGCGCTCGTCGGTCGGGCCCGCGGCGTCTGGCTTGCGTCGATGGAAGGCGGCGACCCTAACCAAGGCAAATACCAGACCGCCTACAATCAGTCCCTGAAGACGCTGGTCGCCCTCGAGGAGGAGCAGGAACGTCGGCTTATCCTGGCGAAGGAATACATCGCCGCGAAGGAAGCGAGCGAGGCCATGCGTCAACTGATGGGCGAGGTCGTCAACCGCCTCGACAAGCTCGCCCTGGACGTGGCCGAAGGATGCAACCCCGAGAACCCGGCCAAGGCCGTGAAGGCGCTCGAGGCCTGGGTGCGTAGGACGAAGGCCGACCTATCCGCGAACGATGAACAAGTCTGACCTTCTCCGCGTAGGCCGTGACGTGCTGAAGCCGTCCGACTCCGGCGACGTGGTCGAATGGCTGGAGGAGAACGTGCTCGCCATCCCTGACTCGCCGATGCCAGGGCCGTTTAGGTCGGAGCGGACGCCGTGGATCGCGGAGGCAATCCGTTTGGCTGCCGATCCCGAGACGAAGATGCTGACTATCCTCGCGAGCATCCAGTCTGGCAAGTCCCTCTTCGCTCGCCTGCTGACGTGCCACATCATCGCCAATGCTCCAGGGCCGACGGCCGTATTCCAGAGCACGGACGCAGAGGCCAAGGACTTCGCCTTGCGTTACATGCGGCCAGTCTGGAACAACTGCCCGCCGGTGAAGGCCCGCATCTCGGTCGACGACATGGACCGCTCGACGACGACGGACTTCGACCGCATGACGCTTTACTGCCGCGGCCTCTGGAACGAAGCCAACCTTCAGCGCCTGTCCTTGCGTTACACCATCGCCGACGAGTGCTGGATGGCTCCTCCCGGTCACCTCGCCGAACTGAGCGCACGCGTCACGGCGTTCGGCTGGATGGGCAAGCGCATCTTCATGTCGCAGGGCGGACGTGCTGGGCAGGAGTTCCATCAGCTGCACGAGTCCACCGACCAGCGTGACTGGAACTTTCGCTGTGTGAAATGTGACGCGCTCCAGCCCTATGTCTGGGAGCAGGTCAGGTTTCCAGACGACGCGAAGCAGACGGGCTCATGGGATCTGCACAAGGTCAGCACCGGCACGACCTACGAGTGCGCCTCATGCCAGGAGCGCCTGCCTGATAACAACGCCACCCGCCTCGAGGCCAACCGCCGCGGCATGTTTGTCGCCACGGCCTCGGCCGCGAACAGCGGTCACATCGGTTTGCATTGGAACTCCCTCGCGTCGATGAGCTGGGGCGAGCTGGCCGTGATGATGATCAAGGCGAAGGAGTCGGCCGACCTTTACGGCGACGAGCAAGCCCGGATGCAATTCAAACAGAAGCGCCTCGCGATGCCCTGGTCGGAAGAGGGCGGCGAGATCGTGAACATCGCCCAAGCTGCGAACTATAACGTCGCCGACGACTGGGACGGCGAGTCGGTCATCACGCCGAAGGGCCGCGTCGTCGACCGCGAGGGAGCGCCTGAAGGTTCCTTCCCTTTCCGGACGGCTGGCATCGACGTGCAGCGAGGACACTTCTTCGGGGTGGTCCGCCGCTGGTCTCGGACCGGGCATAGCCGCCTCAAGGCCTTCGCCAAGATTGATACGTGGCAGGACGTCGAGGCCTTCGTGAAACTTCACGGCGTGCATCCGGCCCTGGTAGTCGTGGACTCCGGAGACGCCGCCCAAGACGTCTATCGGCAGACTGCGGCCCGCGGGTGGAAGTGCGCCAAGGGCTCGGGTAACGAGGACTTCTCGGTCACGACGAAGGACGGCAAGACGACCCGCCGCTTCTATTCCGACAAGCAGGCCATCATGGTCCCAGGCCTCCAAGCCCGAGCCGTCCTGATCGTCTGGTCTAACCTCGCCGGCAAAGACCTGCTGCACGGCCTCCGCTCCCGCAAGGTCTTCACCTATGCCTTGGACGCCGGGCAGGACTACGTCGACCAGATGAACGCCGAGGTCCGCGTGAAGGACAGGCGCACGGGGAAGCCCCAATGGATTCTGCCCCAGGGCAAGAAGGACAACCATGCCTTCGACTGCGAGCTGCTCGGCCTCCTCGCCGCGGTCCGCTGGGGCATCGTCGGGAAAGAATCGACCGAAACCGACTTGCCTTCTGCGTGAACTTGGGGAGACTGAATTCAAGCGGCGGCGCCTATGGTTGCAGGAAGGAAGAGACTTGCGGCGTGGACATGGGCGTCGCCGCCCCCTTCGTTGCCAATTATCGCAGTTAAAATGGCTCAAGGAATCTTTATCGGCCTGACTGAATGCGAATTGCTCGACCTGAAGTCGAAGGCATTGGCGCTCATCATGGACGGCAAGACCCTGATGAGCTACTCGGACTCCGGCTCGTCGGCGACAAAGCAGTTCGCGTTGCCCCCGAAGGAGATGCTTAATGAGGCCATGTTCGCCCTTAGCCGTCTCGACCCCCGCAAGTACGGCACCCGCCGCACCATGATCTACTCGCGCTGGGACACTCGCTACGAATAATTATGCCCCCCCGCAAGAAAGTCACGAAGCCCGCCAAACCTTCCTCGCGGAAGAATGGTTCGCCTGCGCCTCAGGCGGCCTCGTCGTCTGGTGCTTCGTTCAACAACCAGTATAGCGGCAATCAATGGGGCAGCACGGTCCAGAGTTACGCCCGTCGCGTCATCTACGCTCCGCAGCCGGACGACATGCGTCGCGACCTGTCGCCCTGGGACCGAAACGAGATGGTCAAGAAGTGCCGCTGGGCCGAGCGTGAGTCCGCCCTGTTCCGCCAGATCCTGAACGACCTCTGCATCTACGTCGTCGGCGACGGCATCAAGCCCCAGGCGCACGCCGACAACCCTGAGACCTCCCGCCTTTACGAGGAGTATTTCGCCCGTCAGGCCAAGCGCATCGACGTCTCCGGCAAGTCTTTCTTTCAATGCCAGAGCATCCTCATCCGGGCTCTCGTCCGTGACGGCGATGCCTTCGTCCTGAAGGTCGTCAACGGCGACCGCGCCCAGATCCAGACCATCGAGGCCCACCGCGTTGGCGACCCTACGGATGCCGACACCCCTTCGGACTGCTGGGACGGCATCGGCTTCGGCAAGTATTATGAGCCGCTTTACTACAACGTCTACAAGGCAGACGGCTCGTCGAAGAAGATTGAGTCTCAGTCGGTGATGCACGTCATCGATACGGAGACGACCTCCGGATCTCGCGGAGTACCCGTGCTTCAGTCGTCGCTCTCGAGTATCCAGGACGTGAAGGAGATCCTCGAGCTGGAACGCAGGGCCGTTAAGGATAACGGCGACGTCACGAGGGTCATCAAACGTGGCTCTGGCTTCCTCGACGAAGATGCGGCCTCCGAGATCTCGTCGAACCATAACTCCGCCGAGAACATCGCAAGCCAGATGGGCGGCAAGGCCATCGTCCTTGAGTCCTCAGACTCTTTCGAGTCCTTCGAGAGCAAGCGGCCAAATAGCACCTTCGTCGGCTTCCTTGCGGCGCTGGAGAAAGACATTTGCTCCGTCCTGCCTTACGAATTCGTCAAGGACGTCACCGCCGCAGGAGGCCCGGGGGTTCGCCTGGTCACCGCTAAATCGGCGCGTGTATTCGGGAAGTATCAGAATGTAATCATCGAGTCCTTCTGCCAGCCCACTTGGGAATACATCATCGCCGACGGCATCGCCAAGGGAGAGATCCCTGACGACCCCCGCTGGTGGTCCGCTTCCTGGACGACCCCGAAGAGCGTGACTGTCGACGCAGGCCGCGAAGCCGCGAACGACCGGGCCGACATCGAGATGGGCCTGATGTCCATGTCTGAGCTCTACGGCCAGCGCGGCCTCGACTTCCGTTCCGAAATGGAGAAGCGAGCCGCCGACATGGCGCACATCCAGAACCTCGCGAAGCAGTACGGCATCCCGTTCGAGCTGCTCTTCCGCCCGACGAACACCCCGCTCGGCACGGTCGCCGCGGTCGATACCGCCGAGCCCATGCCCGGAACTAACCTTAACGAAAAGAAATAACATGCGCTTCCTTACCAACGGACTGTCGGGCCGCGAGCCCCTACTCATCGACCCGGCTAAGGCCAAGGACCACGCTGTCCTCGCCGAGAAGTTCGGCTTCTCCGACATGCTTGCGCAGCTCTTCGGAGTCGCCCCTGCCCCCTACATCGTGGACGGCGTCGGCGTCATCCCCATCGCCGGCGTGATCGGCAAGGGCCTTTCTCCCCTGGAGAAAATGATGGGCGCCGTGGACGTGAACGAAATCTCCGCCACGCTCGACGCGATGGCTTCCGACCCGGCGGTCGAGAAGATTGCCTTCAACATCTCTTCCCCGGGCGGAACGGTAACCGGCGTCGAGGAACTGGCGAACAAGATCCGCGACCTCGGCAAGCCCACGATGGCCTATACCGATTCCGAGATGGCCTCGGCTGCATACTGGCTTGGCTCTCAGGCCGACCGCGTCGTGGCCAGTCCCTCGGCGACCGTGGGTTCCGTAGGGGTCTACATGGCCATCCCTGACATGTCCAAGCTCTACGAGTCCCAGGGCGTGCGCATGGTCGTCATCAAGTCGACGGGCTCTCCGCTGAAGGGCGCCGGCATCGAGGGCACGTCCCTCTCCGACGAGCAGCTCGCCGACCTTCAGGCCTCGGTCGATTCCATTCACGAAGACTTCAAGGCCTCCATCCGCTCCAAGCGCAAGATGGTCGCCGACTCCGCGCTCCGCGGTCAGGTCTTCTCCGGAAAACAGGCGGCCACGCAGGGCCTTGTCACCGGCCTCGCGGACTCTTTCTCCGCCGCCCTCCGTTCGTTCTGATGGCGATCTCTGTCCCCGCGTACGTCTCTGACGCCGCTCGGCGAGGCCTTGACTGGCACGCCGAAGGCAAGTCGGGCGACGGCGTGACGGAGCAGACCATCCGCGAAGCCAGGGAGATGGCGGCCGGCGAAGTATCCGAAGACAAGCTCCGCCGCATGGGGCCTTGGTTCCAGCGTCATCGTCCCGACATGGACGCCCCGAAGAACAAGCCCTCGAACGAGGACTTCCCTGGAGCTGGCGCCGTGGCCTGGGCATTGTGGGGCGGCCCTACCTCGGGCGACATCATGCGCACGGCCGACTGGGTCGAAGCCAAGGTCGCGCAGCTCGATGCGGAAGCCGAACCCTCCGCCCTTTCCTCCCCCCGGACTTTAACCCTAACAGATACCCCTATGCCCCGCATCTTTACCGACATCGACGACACCATCCTGAAGGACGGCCAGCCCGTCGAGAAGGTCATCGACTACATCGACGCCACCGCCGAGGAGGTCGTCATCCTGACCAACCGCCCGGAGTCTGAGCGCGAGAAGACTGTCGAAGACCTCAAGGCCACCGGCCTCGAGTACCAGGAGCTCATCATGAATGACGGCACCGAGGACGCCCCGGTGTTCAAGGCCCGAATCATCAAGGAACGCCTCGACAAGGGCGAAGCCGTCGACCTGCTCATCGACAACCGCGCCGACACCCGCGAGGCCGTCGCCGCCCTGGGCGTGGAGGTCATGGATCCCGCCGAAGTCCCCGAGGTCGTCGAGGAGGAAGAGGTCGAAGACGAGGTCGATGAAGCCGTCCAGCCGGAGGCCAAGGTTGCCAATTCTCGCAGGTTCAAGATGACCATCGAAGAACAACTCGTCCAGGCCGCGTCCGCCCTCTCTGGCGTCACCGCCGAGCGCGATGACCTCCGTGCCACCGTCGAGAAGCTGACTGTCGGCTCCGCCGCGGAACTCGAGCAGCTCAAGGTCGAGGCCTCCGTGAAGGATGCCTCCATCGCCTCCCTCACCGAAGTCGTCAAGACCATCGAAGCCGAAGCCACCGCGCTGAAGGCCAAGGTCGCCGAGCTCGAAGCCGTCCAGGTCAGCGCCTCGAAGGAAGCCGCGAAGATCGTCGCCTCCTTTGGCACCGAGCCGGTCGAACTCCCGAAGGGCGACTCGCCCGCGAAGATGAGCAACGCCGACATCAAGGCCGCTTACCTCGCCCTCCCTGCTGGTCAGGCCCGCATCGCGTTCTTCAACGCGCACAAGGCCGCTCTCATTTCCCTCTAACCCTCACTCCCTAACACACTACTATGGCTACTGTCCTCCCTACCGCCCCGGCGATCCTGTCTGACTACATCGTCCAGACTGTCGCTGGCAAGCTGCCCATCCTCAACAGCGTCTCCGTCAACCTCTCGGCCTCCATCGGCCGCGCTGGCAAGACCGTCTTCGTCCCGATCATGGGCGCTGGCACGGCTTCGGAATACAACAAGACGACCAACAACCTGTCCGACGTGGACGGCGCTGAGATGACCTCCTCCTCGGTCACCCTCAAGCACTTCAAGTACGTCGACGAGTTCTCGCCCCTGGACATCCAGGAGTACGGCATGCAGTACCTCATCAACGCCTACGCGAAGACCGCTGCTCAGGCCATCGTCGACAAGACCTGGGCCGAAATCGGTTCCGTCTTCACCGCCGCGAACTTCGCCACCTCGGCCACCGTCGCCCTCGCTGACTTCGGTTACGACGACGTGACCCAGGCCCAGTTCCTCCTCGACTCCGCCAAGGCCGGCCAGCCCCGCTCGTTCCTCGTCGGCAACGGCTACCTCAAGAGTCTCCGCAACGACGCCAAGATCTACGGCTCCCTCAACCCGAGCGCCAACACCGTCGTGACCACCGGCAACGTCGGTCAGGTCGCCGGCATGGACATCTACCAGTGGAACCAGATCCCGGCCAACGGCGAAAACCTCGCCGGCGTCGCTATGGGCCCTGACTCCCTCCTCGTCGCCACGGGCATCCCGATGGCCGAAATCGCTGGCTTCACCTCCAGCGTCGCCACCGCCGAGTCTGGTCTCTCCGTCCAGGTGCTCGTCGGTCAGGCCGAGACGGGCAACATCCGCTGCATCGCTCAGATCCTCGTCGGCGCCAACAAGGGCCGCTCGACCTCGCTCGTCCGCTACGTCACGGCCTAATCGGTCTGACAGCGAACAAAGCAAGGCCCCCGGAAACGGGGGTCTTTTTTTGTGCCCTTTGCCAATGCTCGCAGGGTTATGAGTTTGTACGCCGAGTTCCTGCCTGACGCGAAGGAGATGATTGCGGACTTCGGCGTGGCCGGGTCTGCCAACTCTGGGGCGATTACATTCAAGTGCCTCATCTCCGACCCCGCGGTCCAGACTGTCCTCGAGGCAGGGGGGTACATGGAGCGGACCCAGTATAGTGTCCGCCTCCCTGCCGCAACTGCCTCCTGGACGCTCCCAGACGGGTCTATTGGGGCATCCACGGCCATCATTAGCGCCGGCGTCCCCATCGCCTCCCTTGCCCAGGGGAAGAAGATTGTGGCCGGCGGGAAGAACGTGCGCATCACGACCCAGACCTACAAGCCCGGTTCGGCATGGGTCACCCTGATCGTCATCGACGACAACCAGTAATGGCCGCGAAGGTCTCCATCGAGCCGAAGTCCCTCGCCGAGTTCGTGGAGGCCTGCCGCCAGTTCGCCGCCGGCATGAAGATTACCATGCGCGACGCCGTGCTCGAGCAGGGCATGCTCGCCTGTCAGGACGCGGCTAAGTTCACCCCTCCCCTGCCCAAGGGCGGAGGCAACGGCCTGAGCCCTGCCGCCAAGCGTGCGGGCCTCAAGGCGGTCGAGGGAGACATCTCCAAAATCTTCGTGGCCGCAAACGACCACACCAGCAAGGCGGCCCCGGGCCAGATCGTGAACCAGCTCGCCTTCGCCGTTAAGTCTAACGACTTCGGCGCCTTCACTCGCCTGACGAGCGGGAACAACATCGGCGGCATGCTCGGCCAGCGCAGCATCCTCTCGAAGATTGCGCAGGACTCCGACAAGGCGCGGGCCTTTGCCAAGGCCAAGAACTTTCTGAACCGAGCCAACCCCATCAAGACCGAATACGGCACGCAGGGATTCGTCACGAATCTGCGCCCTATCCATGACCAGGTCAAAGCCCGCTTCGGCGGTCGCATCAAGAAGGGCCAGAAGGCCGTCGCCGTGAAGCTCCTGGTGCAGGACAAGGACGAGCTGAAGGACTACATCCTGAAGCGGCAGCAGATGGTCGGGGCGGTCAAGTCCGGCTGGTTCAAGGCCATGCAGAGTCTGCCCCGCCCGAAGGACATGAACGGCCAACAGGGCGAGCCGGGCGCCGAGCTGCGGAAGGCGACATGGGTGACCTTGCATTCCAGCGTGACTGGCTACAATAAGAACGCATTTACCGACAAGATCGCAGAACTCTCCGTGACCAACTCCATCGGCAACATCAACGCCATCGCCGACGAAGCGGGCGTCCTCGGCCTTGTCTACGGCAACCGCGTGAAGCAGATGCCCGCGATGGTCCGCTACCGCATGCGCAAGCCGGTGAACAAATTTAACAAGAAATAACTATGGGAACCCGCTCCATCCGCCACATCGTCGAGGCCACTCTCGCGACCTATCTCTCGACCCAGACCGGGCTCACCTCGGTGCAGTTCCTGACCGGGGACAGCGCCGCGACCCAGACCTTGCCAAAGGCCGTGGTCCTCTGCGACTCCGCCAGCCCGCCCGGCGACCTCCCCGAAGGCCTCGGCAACTTCGCCTGCTCGGTCCGCATCACGCTATTCTCGAACGCCGACGACACGACCCTCGCCGATCACCGCGCCCGCTGTGCTGCCCTGTCGGGCAACATGAACGACCTTGCCTCCATTCAGGCCGCTTTCGTCGCTACGGGTGACGCGACCTGCTATGACGTGACTGTGCGATCCGAAGACGAGGGTATCGACGAGCGCTCCTGGGCTACGGCCTTCGCCTATGACGTCCTCACCGTCCTGCCGCCCGCGTAAGGGTTGCCAATTATCGCAGGATTAAGATGAGCGCCGTAAATACTGGAACTGTTTGCCTCTACGGAATTGGAGCCGGCCAGCAGGCCTCGCTCTTCGTGCAAAGCTACACCGTCTCCTCTGGCTTCAATAACACCGGCATGGTCGTCGACGAGACTGGGCGCACTATCACGGCTCGTTATGACGACCGACGCTCGGAAATTACTGTCGAGGGCGTGGCAAACGCTTCGAACATCCCGACCCTCGGCTCTTATCTTTCTTTTACCGTCAAGACCGCGTCGGCCTATCCGGCTGGCACGGCTTCGGTCAGCTTCTCGGGCGTCATCACGAAAGTAGACGACCGCGGAAGCAGCAAGGGTTTCGTGACCGTTTCTCTGACGGCCGAGTCCTTCGAAGAGATCACCTACTGATTGACTCCCCTGTTGGGGGTGTAGTCTAAAGGGGTGGACCGCCGCTTCCTGAATTCGCAGATAGACCCGGGGACATTCAAGTTCCTTGGTAGAACCTTATACCCTTGGTGCCTCAAGTATCGGGTGCGCCTGTTGGCCTTCGACTCCCCGCTGGTGACTGGCTCCCGCGGCATCACGCCCGCCGACCTTATCTTCGCCTGCCAAGTGTGCGCCGAGGAACCCCTGGGCGACGTCGGCTGGATGGACAAGCTGCGCATCGGCAGGATGAATGATAACCCCGCCAGATTTGAAATGATGCTCAAGGCCTTCGCCGGCTACATCCTGGTCGACCATTGGCCGAAATTCTGGGAGCAGTCCGACAAGAAGACCGGAGGAAGCAGCAAGACGCCGTGGCCCCTGATGGTCGTGGCAAATCTCATCGCCAACGGCATCGACGAGAAGCGGGCTTGGGAGATGCCGGAGTGTCAGGCCATCTGGCTGAATGCGGCCTTCGCCATGCGCAAGGGCGTCGACGTGGCGATCATGTCTCCGGAGGAGGAGGCCTTCATCGAGTCCGAACTGAAGCGGAAGGCAGAGGCGGCCGTTGCCAATCCAGCAGGATAAAGGAAACCGACTATGGCCCAAGACCTCACCGTAAACATCAAGACGACGTCCGACGTCCCCCAGGCCATGAACAAGGCCTCGACGGCCGTCTCTGGTTTCGATAAGCAGCTCGGCGACATCGGCAAGAAGTTCGGCAGCTCTTTCAAGGACATCTTCCTCGGCTTCACCGCCCCGATGGTGCTCCTTCAGTCCCTGATTGGAGCCATCTCAAGCGCTATCGAAAAGGCAAAGCAGGACGCCAAGGAAGGCCTCGACCTTATTGCCAAGGGAGAGACTGTTTTCGCAAGCGCAGAAGAGGCCAAGCTCGCAAGGTTTCTCAAGGTCAAAGCTGCCACGGAGGAGGAAGAAAAGAAGGTCAAAGCTGGTCGCGAGGAGATGACCGAAAAGTTCCTTACAGAAACTACCGCCGGCAGGGCTATCATGCAGAAGATGGAACAAGAAGCAGCCGCCAATAACATCGGCGAGTATGTGGTTCCTTCTCCAAAACAACTTTCCCAGCAAAAGGACATGCAGGACATGGCCTTAAAGGCGTTTCTTGAATCAGATGAGGGCAAGAAGTACGCCCCAATCTTCGCGGAAGAAGAAAACAAGCTGAAGCCCGGCAACTTCAAAGGCCCTGAAGGTTTCGGCACAGTCATTGGCGTCGGCGCAAACCCGGTCATGGAAAAGATGACCCGTCAGAACGAGCTGCTCGAACAGATCCGCATGATCCTCGAAGAGCAAAGCATTAACAACCGCAACGGCACAGTCCCCAATCCCTTTACGGAAGCCGTCCCTCTCACCATCATGAAGTCTGGCCTATCTTAATTTACCATGTCTATCGTACCCACCGGGAACAATCTCACGACCGACAAGATCCAGCCAGGATGGACCTACATCACGGACGGCTTCGGTCTCGTCACGGCCTCCGCCACTTACAAGCTCGATTGGTCCGTCAGCCCTGCATCGCTTATCGCCCGCGGCACGGCCTTCGGTCAGGCCGGCTATACCTACCTTAAGGCGCACAAGGCCAGCGTCTCCCTGGACTCGCTTCAGTATCAGACCATCAAGGTCGACTACGTCGGCATCGACCCGACCATCAACGGAGGAACCCGCACGAACCCCAACACCTCCGCGGCCAACGGCCTGACCGCCGAGAACATCACGACCCACCCGAACTTCTTTACCCCGGCGCTCGGTTATGGTGGTATGGCCCTGGCTGGCCTCCCTTCAGACTTCGGCGGCGCTTATGACGATTCGACCCTCGGGCCTCCGGTGTCGCGGATCAACGTGACGACCGGGAAGCCCGTCGTCGTTCCCTCTTGCGAAGGTTACAACGGCGCCTGCTTCGAGACCTTTGAAGGCGGCCGCTTCATTGGCTTCGTCGACCCTGAGTATCCTGAGCTCTACGGCAAGACCCAGTACCTCGCCCGCACGACCACCTATTCGGGTATCTGCTACTATTCAGACGCTGGGTTTGTTCAGGCACTTTATGCTTTGCTGGGCACCGCAACCGCGACAAACAGCTGGGGGGCGTCCTTCCCGCTTATCCCTTCATGGGGTCCGGTCGGGACCGGCATCCACGGCAACCAGAACCTCCTTTCGCAAATCAACGTCGAGGAATACGGATCGCTGTTCAAGGTGATGTATGAAATCCGCTACTCCAAGGAAGGATGGCCGCCTGACGTCTACATCAACATCTGACCGCTTATGAGCATCCAACCAGGCGTCGGCTATACCTTCACGGCATCCAGCCAGGGGACGAATTTTAACATCGAGACGCCCTGGGCTCCGTGGCCGCTCATCGACGCGGAAGACTGCCCGTTCACCATCGAAGACCAGTCCGTCGGCACGACCTACAAGTTCAGCTGCACGCCCGGCATGGTCAACTCGGTCATCCCGCAGATCGGCATCTCGCCGGACCCGACCAAGCGTCTCGACCAACTGCCTGTCCCGACGACGACCTTCAACTTCGACCCGACGACGGGCTACTCCTACATCTACCTGAAGGTCTCCGCGGACTACACGACCCCTCCGACCATCTACCCGGTCACCGACCAGAACGACATCCTCTATCCGCGCATCATCTCGACCAGCAGCGAGCAGGCGGCGACCGACGACTCTGGCTTCTTTCTGCTGGCTACGGCCTATCAAGACCCGGCGGCAAGCGATCCCAAGCCCATCACCATCTGGCAGCTGACGTGCGGATCACAATGGTCTGACCGCATCAAGGTGGGCACGACTACGGCGCGTTATTACTTCGCCCGTTCCTGATGCCCACGCCCCCGACAGTCACGATTGACTATGTCAAGGTCGGCGGCCCGCTTCTTATGCTGCCTTTGTCTTGGGCTCCATCATGGGGCGCCTTGAGGTATCCATTCCCGCTTTCCTCAGAGACAGAAACCACGACCATCGACGTAAGCACGAACGGGTTTTCTACTGAATACGACCGAGGATTCTTGGCTTCCGATGGAAGTCTTTTTCCTTTTGAAACGGGATGGTGGAGCGGTTCAGAACCGGCTTACATCATTTATGGCAACCGCCCAGGTCCTCCCTTGGAAGGCATTTTCCTATTCGACAATGGTGTAAGTTATACCGGCATCGGGCCTTTCATGGATAACGACGTGCGGGCACAGCTGACGGGTGAGACTGTCACCATGACCAGCGGGTCTTTCAACATCACGGCGGACTCTTACACGAACCCGCCTGGCTTACAGGTGGAGGCCCCCAACCTCGGGGACTTCGTTAGCATCGGCAAGCTCTGGAAGGTCTGACCCAGCCCCCCTTGCCAATCTGGGCAGGAATAAGACCCGATGACCTGCTCAAATTCCGTAACCATCTCGCAGGGCAATTCGTTCGCCTGCGTTTTCTCGTGGACGCCGGGCACGTCTGGCCCCGCTAACCTGCTCACGACCACCCTGACCTCGACCTTCGAGGATCGCGATGGCAAGTCCTACGACCTGACCGTGGTCACGGCGGTCGACGGCCTGTCCTTCACCGTCTCCTATCCGGGCGATACCGCCGACTGGGCCATCGGCCTCGGGCGCTGGGACATCAAGTTCGCCTTCAGCTCGACGAGCATCTCGAGGACGGAAATCTTCCGCGTCAACGTCATCGACTCCGTGACCAAATAATCGCCGCCCATGCCTGACGCGACGATCACTTCGACGGAGAGCACGTTCGGAACCATCTCTGGCACCTTCGCCGCAGACCAGTCCACCATCTCGGGGACCATCTACGCGGTCACGGGTAGCATCGACGGCAGCGTCGGCGTGCCTGGGCCCCAAGGCCCCGCGGGAAGTCCCGGCGCTCAAGGCCCCCAAGGCCCCCAAGGCGTGCCCGGCACCCCTGGCGTGGGCGTCCCAGCCGGCGGCACGACGGGCCAGTTCCTCCAGAAGACCTCCGGGGTCGATTACGCGACGGGCTGGACGACCTTCACGGGTGCGACCGAGTCCTGGGTGACGGCCAACTTTTACCCCCTCACGGGCAACCCTTCCGGCTTCATCACGGCCTCGGCGCTGACGCCCTACCTCCTCAAGGCAGGCGACACCTTCACGGGCAACCTCCAGGCGACCAACGGATCGGGCGTCTACCTGTCGAACCTCGGCCCGAGCTACCTTTACGCCAACCACACTAACACCTACTCGCAGTTCATCAATGGCGGTCCCGGCGGCACGACCCTGACTGTCGAGTGGGACGGCATCACCTTTGCCGCTGGCAAGCAGACCCTCCCCTATCCTGGCGCGGCAACCCTGTTCAGTTCCCCGGTCCTGACGGGCGACCCCACGGCGCCGACCCCGGCTACCTCGGACAATGACACGAGCATCGCGACGACCGCCTTCGTCAAGGCCCAGGGCTACCTGACGTCCGCCCCGGTCACCTCCGTCGCGGGCCGCACGGGAGCCATCACCCTGTCCAATACTGACATCTCCGGCCTCGGCACCTTGTCGGTCGTCAATGACGCCCCCTCTGATGGATCGCAGTACGCCCGCAAGAACGGCGCTTGGGACATCGTCTCGGCTGGTGCGGCCTACATCTCCAGCGTCTCGTCGCCCCTGTCGGTCACGTCCGGGAACCTGTCCATCGACCTGTCGGCGTACCTGACCACCAGCGCGGCGGCCAGCACGTACCAGCCCTTGTCGGGTATGTCGTCGTACCTGACGACTTCGGCTGCGGCATCGACCTACCAGACCCTTTCGGGGATGTCGTCCTACCTCGCCAAAGCCGACAACCTCTCCGGCCTCGCCTCAACCTCGACCGCCCGCACGAATCTCGGCCTCGGCACTCTCGCTGTCATCAATGACGCACCCTCTGACGGCTCGCAGTATGCGCGCAAGAACGCGGCTTGGAATGTGGTCATCTCCGGCGACCGCTACCTGACGACCTCGACGACGAGCAACACTGTCAGCAACGGCAACAAGACCTTCACGATCGGCACGGGCCTCTCGTACACGCCGACCCAGAACATCACGATTTCTTACGACGCGGCGCACCACATGCACGGCGAGGTGCTGACGTACAACGCGGGCACGGGTGTGCTGACGGTGGACGTCAATCACCACACCGGCTCGGGGACGTACTCGGCGTGGGTGGTCAACGTGGGCGGCGTAACCCCGCAGACGTCGGTGGCCTGGGGCGACATCACCGGGACGCTTGGCAACCAGACCGACCTGTCTAACGCCCTCTCGGCGAAGCTCGATGCGACCACGGCGGCTTCGACCTATTACCTTCAGACGAATCCTGCTGGCTTTATCACCTCTTCGGCTTTGGCTGGCTATGCTACGGAGTCCTTTGTCACGTCTCAGGGTTACATCACTTCCGCCGCCCTGACGCCTTACCTGACCTCGGCCACGGCTGCATCGACCTACCAGACGCTGGCCGGAATGTCCTCTTACCTGACGACCAGCGCAGCGGCCACGACTTACTACCCGCTGACTGGCAACCCTTCGGGCTTCCTTACCTCCGCCCCCGTGACTTCCGTCGCTGGTCGGACCGGCGCGATCACGCTGGCGAACACCGACATCTCTGGCCTCGGCACGATGTCCACGGCCACGGCTGCGGACTACTCGACGACCTCGGCGGCCAACCTCCTTTACTACCCGCTCAGCTCTAACCCTGCCGGATACCTTACCTCGGCGCCTGTTACTTCGGTCGCAGGACGGACGGGTGCTATCACGCTCGCAGTCGCTGACATCTCTGGCGCTGCCCCGACGGCCAGCCCTGCCCTGTCGGGAACCCCTACCGCTCCGACCGCAACTGTTGGCACGAACACCACGCAGATCGCCACGACTGCCTTCGTCCTGGCTAACGCCAGTTCTGGTGCCTCCTGGGGTAGCATCACCGGCACGCTCTCCTCGCAGACCGACCTTCAGAACGCCCTTAACGCAAAGCTCGCCACGGCCACGGCTGCGACGACCTACGCTGCGCTCGCAGGTGCTACCTTTACAGGCAAGGTCAACACCATCGCCAGCACGACGACAAACGCAGGATTAAACGTCCCGCACGGCGTAGCCCCTACCTCCGCGGTCAACGGCGACATCTGGACGACGACCTCTGACCTGCTGGTACGAATCAACGGAGTGAACCGAACAATGGTCAATGTGGACGGCACGCAGACCATCTCCGGAACCAAGACATTCTCGTCGGCTGGATTGACCCTCGGCAATTCTACGGGCACCGGGACGATCAACGTAGGCACGGGTGCGACTCTTAGTACCTTAACCAAGAACATCAACATCGGAACTAACGGCGTCTCTGGCAGCACGACTAACATTAGCATTGGTTCTTCGGTTTCTGGGGCTACCTCGACGACCACGATGAGCGGCGTGGTCAATGCTGCCGGCCTTGCCAACGGCGTGAAGGCGTGGGTTAACTTCAACGGCACGGGAACTGTCGCCATCCGCGCTTCGTACAATGTGAGCAGCATCACGGACAACGGCGTGGGCGACTATACTGTGAACTTTACTACGGCTATTGCTGATGCGAACTATTCTATCGGAATTGCCCGCTCTGCATTACCTCAGAGCGGCTTTATCCAGATTGACCCTACTGGGACTGTCGTCCCAACTACGACTGCCGTGCGAATTGGTTGCGCGAACTATCAGAACACCGTGCTACAAGATACGCCTATCAACTGCGTGACCATCATCCGCTAACCTATGGACTCCGAACCCATCCCCGAAGAAGTCGTCGTCGAGCCAGTTCCGACCATCGCCCCGAACCTGCGGATCATCTACCCGACCCCCGAAGGCGGCGTCGCCATCCTTATCCCCGGATGTGACTGCGGCCTGACCATCGAGCAACTTGCCGCCAAAGACGTCCCTGCTGGCGTCACGTTCCGCATCGTCGAGGCCGACACCATCCCGACCGACCGCACCTTCCGCAACGCCTGGGAGTTCTCCGCCGAATGAGCATCCGCATCAACATCGCCAAAGCCAAGGCCATCAAGCTCGACGCCCTCCGTGCCGAGCGTGCGCCTAAACTCGCCGCCCTCGACCTCGCCTTCATGCGCGCCGTCGAACAAGGCGACACCGCCGCCCAGGCCCGCATCGCCGCCGAGAAGCAGGCCCTCCGCGACGTGACCAAGGTCACCCTCCCCGACGACGTTGCCGCCCTCAAGGACTTCAAACCCGACATCCTCAAATGATTACCCTAATCCTTTGCGTCCTCTCCTTCGTCGCTGGTCTGCTCGTGATGCGAAAGCACAGGGCCAAGGCCGACTCGCTCGAAGCGAAAAGCCGTCAGGCCCTCGACGCCCTCAAGGGCCGCTGACGCCGTGCGCCCGCTCCTGGTCATCGCCCTCTGCCTGACCGGGTGCTCCACGCCTTCCCTGCCTGTCCAGCCCGACGCCCCGACCTCGCAGTCCGTCGTCGCCACGCTGGGCAAGGAATGGGACAAGGCCGACCAGAAGGTCGCCGCCTCCGTATCCATCGCCCGCGAGAACGCCGACAAGCCCGAGGTCGTCCGAGGAGAGACGACTGTCGCCCTGTCCTTTCTCCCCAACCCAAGCCCCGAGGAACTTGCCCTCGCCCGGGCACGCGCCGCCAACCCCGCCGACCAGAAGGCCTACGGAGACGCCGTCGCCTTCGGGAAGAAACTCCTCGCCAAGATTGATGCCGACTGGGCCAAGGTCCAAGCCGATCAGAAGGAAGCCGCCCGCGTCTCGCAGCTGAAAGACGCCCGCATCAAGGAACTGACCGCCGAGGTCGAGCGCGTGAAGCAGGAAGCCAGCCGCGACGTCTGGACGCTGACTGGTGCCGGGCTCGCGGTCATCGGCGCCCTGACCATCGCCTTCGGCATGGGCCCCCGCGTCGGCGTCCCCCTGCTCCTCTGCGGCGCCTTCTGCGGAGCCGTCCCGCACATCATCGACTCGCCCTATTTCCTCTGGGTCGCCATCGGCACGGCTGCCATCGCCTCCGGCCTCGGCCTCTGGTGGCTCTGGGACAAGGTGCACGACGCCGTCCAAGACAAGAAGGACGACGAAACCCTCTTCAAGGACGAACCCCATGACGAAACGCCGAAGCAAGGTTAAGGTCGTCTGGCGCAAGCTGGGCAAGGAGCGTGCATGGGGTCAGGCCACCATCGGCGAAGACCTCATCGAGATTGACCCGCGTCTCGGCGCCAAGCGTCAGCTCGAAGTCTTGTGCCACGAGCAGATCCACCTGACCTTCCCCTTCCTCTCCGAAGCCCAGGTCGACCGCGCCGGCAAAGACCTCGCCGCCCTCCTCTGGGCCGAGGAATACCGCCGCGT